CGGCGCATTTTTACGAGAACAGAGAGGCCGTCCAAGTTGGTTCGTCGGCCTCTGAGCTGCCCTTCAGCATCCAAGATTTGGTCGCGCCTTTTCGGGCTTGGGTGTTTTAATGAGCCTGGAAAGCCTCAATAAGCGGCTTGCGGCCGTGCCCAAGGCCGTGCGCCAAGCGGTGCAACCTTCCCTACAGAAGAGTGGCCTAGAGCTGGTCGCGGCTATGCGCACGCTTGCCGAGCCGTCGCGCGACAGTGGCGACCTGATCGACAGCATCGAAATGACGCCGGGCGGGGAACAAACCCCGCCTTACAGCCAGCCGGGCGGCTCGCACACGGTGCCTGACAACGCGGTTGCGGTCACTGCCGGCAACAGTGACGTGCGGTATCCGCACCTTGTCGAATACGGGACCGCGAAAGCGGCTGCCCAGCCGTTCTTTTGGCCAGCGTTCAGGCTGCTACGGCGGCGGCTTCAGAACCGCACCAAGCGAGCCGTAGGGAAGGCCGTACGTGAGGGCTGGGCCCAATGAGCGCCGAGCCCAGCCTTGCGCTGCAAAAGCTGCTGAGGGGCCGCCTAGCCGGCGCTACGGCGGTCACAACGCTTGTGGCGGAAACTGCAATCGAAGATCGCAGCGGCGTGCCGGAAACCTTCCCGTGCATCCTGATTGGCGACGGGTTCACCGATCATTCGGACCTGATCGAGTCATTCCATGAGCGCACGTTCGCAGACCTGCATATTTGGACGGAAGAAATCGGCCTAGCCAAGTGCAAGGCCATAGCCGGGGCAGCCCGGAATGCGCTGCGCAGCGGGCCATGGTCAGTAGAGGGTCACCGGTGCATCAATGTGACGGTCGCACGGTCGCGGTTCCTACGCGACCCTGACGGCTCCTATGGCCATGGCGTGCTGACGATCGAAGCCATCTTGCAAGAGGTGGTGCCATGAGGGCCGGCAAGCTTGACCGCGAAATCCTGATCGAACGGCTCACAAAGACGATCGATGCATACGGCACGCCGGTTGAAACGTGGGCAACCTTTGCCACGCTGCGAGCGGAGCTAACCGAAGAGTCGGTAACCGAGTTCATATTTAAGACCCGGTTCATTGACGGGATCACCGTGCTTGATCGTGTCAACTACGCTGATACGCCGCATAACATCAAAGAGCTGAAAGAAACAGGCCGGCGCCGGGGCTTGGAAATACATACTGTTGCAATGGCAACGCCATGAGAGGGCGCAAACCGCAGCTGCAAACCGATAAAGCTGCCGTCGCGAGTATCCCACCCGCGCCCGCTTGGCTGTCCAAAGAGGCAAGAGGCGAGTGGCGGCGCATCATGCCGCTGTTGATCGAACGCCAAATTCTCACGCTCGCGGATATGGGTTCGGTCGAAAACTATTGCATTGCAATTGGGCAAGTCCGCGCCACGCAAGCCGTCATCACCACTGAGGGCCTGACAATCCAAACAACCAACGGCTTGCGCGCGCATCCTGCCGTCCGAATCCAAAGCGATGCGATGACCCGCGCCCGGCTATTGGCTGCCGAGCTGGGCCTTACGCCGGTTTCGCGCTCGCGCCCTTCAATCCGTGATGATAATGAAGACCCAGATTCATCCGACTTGGGTCTTTGACAACTCCCACATTGCCGACCCTCATGGCCGTGGTGACCGCGCGGTTAGGTTTTTGCGCGCGCTGAAGCATCCTAAGTCACACGCGCCACAACACCGGTTTCAGCTTCCCGACTTTTGGGATCGTATCGTTAGGGCCACCTATGGGCCGTCTACACCGGACGGCGAAAGGCTCGTTCGAACGGTTTACGCTCAGATCCCGCGCGGGGCACGCAAAACCACGATTGGCGCTGGTTTAGGGTTGCTTCACACGTTCGGCCATGAGCGCACGCCGGGTGGTTCATGCATCATTGCAGCCGGCGCTGAGGATCAGGCGCAACTGGCGTTTGACGAAGCACAGGCATTCGTCAACGCAACACCGCCGCTAGGCAAAGTGGCGCGCATTGTCGAATCACAGCTTGAAATCGAGCATCCTAATTCCGGGTCGGTGCTTCGCGCTATTCCAGCCGACGGCGACCTTCAGCACGGAAAAACGCCCTATTTCGTTCTGATTGATGAATTGCATGTCTGGAAAAACCGTCGCCTATGGCGCGCGCTGAAAACGGGCCTGCTTAAAATCCCGAACACGTTGCTAGTGATAATCACCACGGCGGGCCGGGGGCAGGATAACCTTGCGTATGAGGAATACCGGTATGCCAAGCGCATCGCGGCCGGCGAAATCGTAAACCCGTCTTATCTGCCGATCATCTTTGAGCCGCCGAAAGAATATGACTGGCGCGATGAACGGGTCTGGAATTTCGTCAATCCCGGCTTGGCGCACGGCTTCCCCGACCTAATTGGAATGCGTCAAGCGGCGATCGAAGCCACTGAAAAGCCGCCCGATCGAGAGGATTTCCGCCAATACAATCTGAACGAATGGCTAGACCATTCTACGTCGCCATTTATCGACATGGCGATTTATGACGCCGGCTCGCAACCGATCGATGTTGCCGCGCTGAAGCACCTGCCGTGCTGGATTGCCGTCGATATGTCCACCACGACTGATCTAACGGCAGTGGTTGCATGTTTCAGAGACGGCGACGATTACATAGTTGTCCCGCATTTCTTTTGCCCCGGTGACGCCTTACGCATTCGGGCTGATCGAGACGGTGTGCCTTACGTTCAGTGGGCCGCTGATGGCTTTATCAATGCCACGCCGGGCAATGTAATCGACTACCGCGCGGTGCTGGCCACTATTCGCGCGCTCTACAATAATTTCGACGTGCGGGAAATCGCATTCGACAAAGCGTATGCGCAGCCCGTAATGGCACCGCTGTTAGAAGAGGGCTTGCCCGTAGTTACCATGCAGTTGGGATGGGTAACGCAATCGCCAGCCTTGAATGAGCTTGAGCGGGCAATCATCGCACGGCATTTCCGGCACGGCGGGCATCGGGTGCTGAGGTGGTGCTTTTCAAACGTCTCCATTCACACCGACAGCGCCGGCAACCGCACCATGCACAAGGGCAAGAGCACCGGGCGCATCGATGGCGCATTCGCTACGTGGATGGCTGTAGCACGCGCTGCGGCCGGCAAAGATGAACGGTCGATTTATTCAGATATCGCGGCACGCCCGGAAGGGCTGCTGGTGTTTTAAGGATCAAGGCTATGGCCGATGATACGGAACGGTTAGTTGTAGAGCTTGAGGCGAGGATTCGGGATTTCGAAAAGAATTTCGAGAAAGCGAACCAAACCGCAAACGACAAATGGGGAAAAATAGAAGCACGCGGAAAGCTGGCGGCTAACCGAATGCAAGCCGATATGGCCAAAGCCGCGTCAGGCATAGCGGGCTCGGTTGCGAATATCGGTTCGACCGTTGCTAGCAGCTTTGGGGTTGCTGGTATCGCCAGTATGACGGGCTTTCTCGCGCTCGCGGTCAAGGTCAATGGCGAACTTGCCAAGCTGGAAGGGCTCGCGCGCCGCGCTAATCTCTCAACCGATCGGCTTCAAGAGGTTAAGTTTGCAGCGAATGTCAAAGGTGTTTCAGACGAGGCATTCACTACCGGCCTAGATGGCTCACTGAAGCTGTTAGAGGAAGCGCAACGCCAAGTGAACAGCCTACAGCGGTTGTTCAATGCCAATGGCCTTTCGATCAAGCAAGGCAACGGCGAGCTGTTGCAATTCGACCAGCTTCTAGAGCGCGCCGCACAGCTCATGGCCGGCACTCGAAACGAACAGCAAAAGATCAAAATTGCGGAAATGCTGGGCTTATCCCGTGAGTGGGTTGCTGCCCTTCGCGATGGACCGGAAGCATTCCGAAAGCTGGCGCAGGAAGCTCATGACGCTGGCGCTGTGATCGATAAGGCGACGATCGCCAAGGCCAAAGAGTTCGATAAAAAATGGCACGAAGCCGTTGTGCGGTTCAAAGCCGGGATGACGGAGGCACTAACCGACCTTAGCGGGGAATTCGGAAAGTTCTGGTCAGAACTAATGGATCAGGTGCCGGGCGGGAATTTCATCCGAGACACTTTCAATAAGTGGTTCGGCGGGCTTAAGGGAATGACGATTCCGGAGCTTAAGGAAGCCGTTCAGCGGGCCGTTGATGACGGCATGCAGTTCGAAGCCGATCGCATTCAGGCTGAGATTGATCGCCGTCTAGGTAACAAGCCGCTCAAGATCAAGGTCAGGCCGGAACTTACCGACGAACCGGACACAACGGTTATCCCAAAAGAGCACGAAAAGAACAAGTTCGATCGGGCCGTTTTCGACGCTAACAAGCGCATTGCCGCCATTGATGCAGAAACCCGGACGATCGGGCTGAACAGTGAGGCACGGGAAAGGGCCAAGCTTGTCGCTGAGCTGGAAGAGGCCGCTAAAAAGGCGAACACTGAAGCCGGCTTCCAAAATGCCCAGGTAACCGACGCCCAACGTCAGAAGATCAACCAGCTTGCCGACGCTATGGAAGCGGCTGCAAAGAAACAGCGCATAGCGCAGCAGCAATTTGAAGGGATCAATGAAGCCCTTCGAATGGGCGGCAATATCGCGGTCGATTTCTTCGACAAGCTGGGCGACAAGGCCAGCTCATTCGCGGACCTGATGCAAGCCGCAATGGCGACCTTGAAGAAAGCAGCGTTGCAGGCTGCAATCTTAGGGGAAGGACCGTTAGCCGGGCTGTTCGGAACCAAGTCCACGGTTGCCGGCGGGACCGGCGGCATCTTCGGCCTGTTTAGCAGTTTGTTCGGCC